GGAAAGGGCCCGGGGGCTTCGGCCTCCGGGTCTTTCTGTGTAGATGGAGTTGGAATGAGCTGACCCGTGTACGATATGATGGGGACATCTCAGACTTAGGGGGTGACACCCAATGGCAACCGAAGCCGAAATCGATCGCTTCCGTCGGATGACGGATCTGCCGGATAACGTAGAACCGTGGACGGACTCGTATATCTCAAACATCATCGATGAGTTGGGATTCGAGAAGGCCGTTTCCTCGGCATGGTACGAGAAAGCGGCATCGGCGTCTTCGCTGGTGGACATCACGGAGTCGGGGTCGTCACGACGGCTGTCTCAGCTCCAATCCCAATATTTGGCAATGGGAAAGGCTGCGGCTGGTGACACTGAGACTAACGACGGTGGCGGTTCTTACACCGTAGCGATCGAGCGCGTCTGATGGCATCCTCAGCGGCTACCCTGACAATCCAACGGGCGATGACCTTGGCTCTGATCAAGGACGACCCGACAGCCGCTGCGTTGATCCCGCGTATCCGCGTTGAGACCCCATCCGGTGGGTTCCTGTACACCGATGCCGCGCCACGCCCTCTACAGACGTTCAAGTTGTCTCTGTTGGGGTACGACCAACGGCCGACGGTCACCATCGCCGGTGTGGAGCGTGCAATAGACTACCACTTGATCGGACCACACGACATGCAGATCGAGGTGGACGATTACTGGGTAGACGCCAAGGGGACCAAGTACGAAGTGGTTGGGTTCTCCGAAGGCTGGGAGTGGATGGTCAAGGCCTTCGTCATTCGGAGTGTTCCGAGGGAGGCGAATCCCTGATGGCCCGTGGCGTGTTCAACTTCGATACCCTGACTCCGAACCTTCAGCGGCTGTTGCCCCGGGTCGATGCTGCGGTAGACATTGTCTTCGATCGGTACGAGATCGAGGCTGAGACGTTCGCGCGTAGCAATGCGAAGTGGACCGACCAGACCGGTAATGCGCGTCAGGGGTTGTTCGCTCAGCACGACAGCGAACCGATGGTGCAGCACACCCTGACTGTGTACGGGACGATGCCGTACACATTCTGGCTCGAAGTCCGGTGGTCCGGCAAGTACGCCATCATTGGTCCTACGCTGTTCGAGATCGCTCCGAACATGGCTGCCGACCTCGCCGCTGCGGTGTCCCGAGCGATGAGGGGTTGATATGAGGACTCTGGTTCGGCAGGCGATTGTCGATGACCCGACTCTCTCGTCCCTTGGTGTGGTCCCGGCACGAGTCAAATCCGGAGACATGGACACGCCTCAGGGTCGTCCCTTCCTCCAATTGCGTTGGGGCAGAACGGATCCCGGACTCGACGTGGTCACCCGGCGCAATCTCGTAGTATGGGTTCACGATGAACCGGGCGACTTCACCAGGATCGATGACATCGTCTTGCGACTTCGTCCATTGATCGTGGGACTGATCGGACTAGCCAATGGTCTGGGGCACGTCGTAGGCGTGGAATGGACCGGCGATAGTGAAGACTTGGCCGACGACGGTCACAGAACAATTGCCCGGTGGGCCAGCTTCGTGCTGGTCGGTTCGGGTCAATGAGGGGAGAGGAAATGCGTTACGTTCGCTACGTCGGCCTCGCGCACGTCCGGCAGATCACTGCCGACGACTGGCGTCGGTCCGGCCTGAACGGGGACACGGTTCAGTGGGATGCCTTCAACGGCTTCGCTGTCCCGCTGGATCAGTTCAACGACGACCAGATCCGCAAGGCGATCGAGTCGGACTCGAGCTTCATCATCACCGGTGACGAGGACGAGGAATTCGAACCGGACACCACCACAGCGACGGTCCCCATGACGCCGCAGCAACTCGAGGGACCCCGGGTGGACATCCTGGGCGGCGATGGGGCCGCGAACGCCTCCACGGGCCGCACAGAGGCCTTCCCGGACGGCGTGAACGACAACGCCACCCCCGGCGGCGACGCGCCGACCACCACGACCACGGGCCGAGGATCGGGCAAGGACTGATGGACCTCCGCTGCCCACACCGCAAGTTCGGGGAGGTGCTCGTGCCCGCCAAGAATGAGGGTCGGCTCGAAGTCACTTGTTCCTCCCGGTGGTGTGGGAAGCGGGAAGGGGTGACGGTGCTGCACCTGTTCAGCACCAGAACTGGAGAACTGTTGGGTACCCGGCAGTTCCGGACTCCCACAAGGGGGAGGTAAAGCAATGCCACTGGGAAATTCTCTCCCGTATGGTCTTCGGGACGTCAAGGTCGTTCAGTACCCGACGCTCGAGGCCATCGCATTCGGTGGAACGCTCACCGATCTGCCGGTCGCTCGTACGTTCTCGTTCAACGAGACCGAGGAATACGACGACCTGCGTGGTGACGACGCGCTCCAGACGTCGCACGGCCAGGGCCCGCAGTCGGAATGGGAACTGGAGTCGGGCGGCATCTCGTTCGGCGCGTACGCGTCCATCGCGGGTGGTGTGGTCGTCGAGACCGGCATCGCTCCGAACCAGCGCAAGCGGTACCGGAAGAAGGTCACGGACCAGCGCCCGTTCTTCACGGCGATGGGCCAGGCCATCAGCGACAGCGGTGGTGACTTCCACGGAATCGTCTGGCGCTGCCGGGCGACCGGGAACATCGAGGCGCAGTTGGCCGACACGGAGTTCATGATCCCGACGGTCTCCGGTATCGGCTTCCCGTGCAAGGTGTCGGGCATGGTCGGTGGACTCGAGATTCTCGATTCCGTGTACGACTTCGTCCAGAACGAGACCATCACGGCGCTGACCCTTCCGGTTCTCGACACTCCGGCCGCGCCGGTGGTGTACTCGCTGTCCGACCAGACCTCGGTCTTGGCCGGTGGCGAGATCGTCCAGGTCACCGGCAACGGCTTCACTGGTACGACTGCGGTCACCGTGGGTGGAACGGCCGCCACAGACTTCGAGGTTCACAGTAACACGAAGATCTGGCTCATCACTCCGCCGAAGGCCGCCGGAGCGCACAACGTCATCATCACCACCCCGGCCGGTGCCTCGGCCACGGGTACGCAGACAGTCATCACGTACGCCTGATTCATTCCTTCGGACACTTGGAGCACACGATGCCCTCCGATTTCATTCCCAACAACGTCTGGGCTTCCAATACGCCGATCTCGGCTGAGGAAGACCTCACCCTGCCGTCCGGACAAACCTGCCGGGCTAAGAAAGTCGGCCTCGAAGGATTGCTCGAGATGGGCATCTTGGAGAAAGCCGACTCGCTGACCGCCATGGTGTCGCAGTACACCACCGAGGTCAAGAACAACGGTCCCGACGGACCGACGGAGTCCAAGGTGGACGACCGAGCCATCTTGCGTGACCCGAACGCCATGAAGTCCATCATCGAGATGGTGGACCGGGCTCTCCCCGTCATCGTCACGTCTCCGTCGCTCCGCCTGCACTTCACCGAGGTGAAGGTCGGCAAGACTACCGTGACCCAGATGATCCCCGCCGCCAAGCGCGAGAAGGGGGTGGTGTACACGGACCAGGTCGGATTCGAGGACAAGATGTTCCTCTTCGAGTGGGCGTCCGGTGGACTTGCCTCGTTTCTCGGGTCTGCCTCGAAATCCCCGGCTGATGTGGGAAACGTGGTGCATGTCGCAAAGCCTAAGAAGTCGGCCAAGCGAGCTTCTCGGGGTAAGTGACCCCTTCGTCGCGTACTGCGTGGATCGGTCGATCTGGACGTTCGCTCAAACGGTGGAGAAGGAACAGAACGATGCTGAAACTCGACTCCCCAAGAACGCCAAGGACGCCACCAAGACTCATGCGCGGCAACGGGTCCTGGATCGCTACCTCGGAATAGAAACAGCGAAGACACCGGGACGATTCAGAGACCCCGTAGCAAAAACGAAGAGGTGACGACATGGCCGGTAACCACACCCTGGGAACCATTCGGGGCAGCATCGAGATTGACTATGATGGTGCTGGCATAGTCCGAGCGATTAAGGACACCGAAAAGCTCAAAGACTCCGGTAACAACATCGACAAGATGGCTAGCGGAGTGTTTCGGGCATTCGGTATGTTCGCTCGAGGTGCCACCCAAGTGGCTGCGGGTGTGGGTACGGCTTACAATGCTGTAACGGTTCTTGCCGGGGCTGCGGCTGTACTCGGCCCGGTTTTGGCTGCGGCTTTCGCTGCGGCTCCGGCAGTTGTTCTTGGATTCGCTTCTGCCCTGATTATCGCGAAGGTAGCGTTGGCCGGTGTCGGCGATGCATTGGCTGCAGCCGGTGAAGACTCGGCCAAATTTGAAAAAGCGATTGAGAAGCTATCTCCCCAGGCTAAGGCGTTTGCCCGGGCTTATCGTGCGGCATTACCTGCGCTGTCGGAGATGGGCGACAAGATCCAAGACGCGTTCTTCTACGACACGGCTGGTAAAGTTACCAAGGTAGTTAACGCTATCAAGCCCCTACAAGGCTATGCAGCCGGTGTTGCTAGGCGCATGTCATTGGTGGCCCAGAACATCGCATTGACTGCCACCAATCGTTACAACATCGCAGACCTCGGCAAGATCTTGACCGGGGTGAACCGGTTCCTGGCGGCAATTGGTAAGTCCTTGGGTCCGGTGGTGACAGGGTTCATCGGACTAGCCGCCCAGGCAGCCGGATTCGGCGGTGTGGTCGGGGGGTCTCTCGCCGGAGCCCTAGAACGATTCTCGGTCTGGCTCAATCAGATCGATCTCAAAGCGGTGTTCGCCGAGGCGGGTCCGATCCTCCGCTCTATCGGGACTTTTCTGTCCAATTTGATGATCATCGCCGGTGAGCTGTTCGGCATGTTCAACGTGGATGGTGCCTCTGCGATGGGCATCCTCGGAGAACTGGCCTCACAGCTTGCGGCATTCCTTCAGTCGGCCGAAGGACAGGCGGTTCTTCAAGCACTTGGTGAAGCGTTGCAAGCGGTTGCTGGCGCGTCTGGACAAATCTTCCTTGCACTATTGCAAGCAATTGCCCCGGTCATTGTTGCCTTGGCTCCCGGTATCGCTCAGCTGGCTACGATGATCGCCGGGTTCTTGGTTCCGGCCATTCAGGCGGTCACTCCGCTGTTGGTCGCCACGGCCGGATTCTTGTCTGACAACATGTCTTGGATTGCCCCGCTGGCCGGTGGCGTGCTGGCGTTGGCTGCGGCGTACAAGACCTACCAGGCGACGGCTACGGCGGTCGCTGCAGTTCAGCGGGTGTTGACGTCCTCGATCATCGCGAACTCCGCCGCATGGCTGGCCAACACGGCACGGCTGGTTGCGGCTCGAGTGGCCACGGTTGCTATGGCGGTCGTGAGTGGGGTCATCAAGGTAGCCACGGCTGCCTGGACGGCGGTGCAATGGCTTCTCAACGCGGCTATGACCGCCAACCCCATTGGCATCGTAATCGTGGCTATCGCGGCACTCGTGGCTGCGATCGTGTTGCTGTGGAACAAGTCCGAGACCTTCCGCACGATCGTGCTGGCGGTGTGGGCCGCTATTAAGACTGCAGCGCAGGCTGTAGCTTCGTGGTTCATGGGGACTCTGGTTCCCATCTTCAAGGCCGTATTCAACTTCATCGTTGTGTACGTCAAGACGATGTTCGCGGTGTACAAGGCGATCTTCACGGCTTTGGTAACTGTTGCCAAGGCCGTTTGGAGTGCCATCGTTGCCTACATTCGGACTTACATCCGCACGGTGGTAGCGATCATTCGGGGGATTCAGGCAGTCATCGGGATTGTGAGGGATGCATTCACTCGAGCTCGGGAGGCAGTTACCTCACGAATTCGAGACATCGTCAACATCGTCAAGAGCTTGCCCGGGAAGGCTGCATCGGCACTGGGTAGCCTGGGCCGGACACTGTACGAAAAGGGCCGGTCGTTGGTGCAGGGTTTCATCAATGGCATCGGCGACATGATCGGAGCGGTAGCCGATAAGGCGCGCCAGGTTGTGTCGGCAGTGACTCGGTTCCTCCCGGGTTCACCGGCGAAGGAAGGTCCGTTGTCCGGCAGGGGATACGCGCTCTATCGTGCACGGCGGTTCATGTCCGACTTCGCGCGAGGCATCAACGATGGCGCTGAGTTGCCCGTACGCGCCGTAGTGGGGGCAATCACGCCGGTATCCCGGGCGATGGTTACTCCGGTCTCTACGGGCCGCTCAGCGGCCTCTACGACGGGTACCACACCGGGTGGGGCCAGTGGCGGGACGCGTTCGTACAATATCCAGATCGGAGACAAGACGTTGGCCCGACTCGTGGTTGACGCAGTCACCGGCAACCCGGTTCCCGTGGCGAAGGCCGCTGGCGAGGGCAGTCGACAGAACTCGTGGTACGGATCCGGAAGGATGGCTCCCAGTGGTGCGCGCTGATCGGAATAGGCCGGACGTTTACTTCGGGGCTCCCGGTGCCCTTGTCAAGATGCCCTGGCCTCGGGGCGGAATGGACGCTCCCTACGAGCGATTGAACTACGACTTCATCACCGGTCAGGGCCAGCATCAGGTGTCGTTGTTGTCGGCCGGTTCGCGTTCCCGTGTCCTCTCGTGGAATGCCCTCCACGTCGACACGTACCGGCAGGTCGAAGAGTTTTGGATGGGAGTGAACGGTCAGGGGCCCTGGGTTCTGATCGACCCGTCTCAGTCTAATCTCTTGCGTACCAACGTATCTGCGGCTACGGGGCTGTACCGAGACACTCGTAACTTCCGACTCACCGTGGGAAGTGTGGGAACGCTATCGTCCAACTCAACCGCAACGTTCATTCACCGGCCTCGTGGCAAGCGGTCCCTGAGGTGGTTGTTCCCCTCAGTCCCCGCCGGAACATCTACGTTGGAGACCAGTTCGGCCTACCGATCGTGGTTCGGCCATCCGGCGGTCCCCGCGCTTCCGTACACGTTCTCGTCCTGGGCGCGGCCCGATGGTGTGGTCGATGCGTCGATCGCCATGAGCGTTCGGATCCAGTGGTTAGACTCAGCGGGTGCTGTCCTGAGTGAATCGTCCAGCGGCGATTCTACGATGACCGGTTGGCAGCAATACTCGGTGACTGCCACGGCTCCGGCTAACACTGCGTATATGAATCCTCGCTGGGTCGCCACCGGGGCATCGATCACGGCTGGTGCGTCAATCTATATCGACGAGCCGCTCTTGGAACAAGATACCGTGGTCAATGACTGGGCAGCGGGATCGGGCATCAGGCCGGTTGAAATTGTTGGGCTGCCGGAGAATGTGCCATTCGCTGCCCGGTTTCGTACTGGCCTGACGATGACACTTAGGGAGTTGTCGGTATGACGTCTCCGCTTGATGATGCCCTGGACTCATCCAGTCCCGTATTCCATCCTGCCGAGTTCAAAGTGGACTGGGCCGAGATGGTTCCCCAAGAGGGAAACCCGAATCCGGATTCGCCTCGTATGCTGAGTGACCAGATGGGCGACTACACCGTCACTCACTCACTTGACGATGCCTTGCCGGATCCGGTTACCATCACCTCTGGAAACGACGCCTCGGGATCCGCCGAGGTGGCGTTGCTGGGTCGGGAAGGAATTGAGGCAACCACTGTCACGTGGAGGACGAGCCGTCCATCCGGCAGCGGGTCATCTGGACTTATCCCGGTCACTCTTCCCACTGACGCGTCGTGGGATGACTACGTGCTGTTGGTGATCCTGGTTAATGGCACCGCCCCAGTTGAGCACGACGCGACCGAGTTGATTGAACCCTATCCATGGACTCTTCTCGGAACC